TGAGGCGTGAATGTCTGCCTTCCCTTCGCGGTAAGCTGCTTCTGCCGCAGCACCGGCTCGCTCTTCTGGTAGTACTGGCTATCACGAAACTTCGCAAGGATCGACTCTCCCGGCCATCCCTGGTTTGTCCCGCGGAGCATGGCGCTCTTCTGCGCGCCCCAGACACGACACATCTCGTCAATCGCGTCGATCATTCGTCTCCCCTGCCTGCCTCTTGCAGTGCTGACACCGCCGCGCCTGCCCCGCCTCCACCAACGCCGCCACCCGCGCCACCCGGCCGCACAGGCTCACTGCCAGCAGCTTTCCGCCGAGCCAGTAGTGCTCGACCGCACCGAGGGGACGCAGACAGCGATACCAGCCCGTCACACCGACCTCCGCGCGCATCCCGTCAAGACAGATCCACCTCTCGCAGCGTCCAGCGGCCCTTCGCGTTCTTGCGCCAGCCGTGCACCAAAATTCTCACTCCCGCCTTGCGCAATATCGGCAAGGCCGGTGATTCGGTGATCTTCGACACGCGAGCCGCCACATTGCTCGCGCTCGTCGTCTGCACGGCCACGACCTCGGACTCCGACACACACAGGATGTCCGCGATCCCGTACAGGTCGATCCTCTTGCGTGCCTGCGGGATGTAGCGCTCGACCACCTGCACCAGCGGGTAGCGCTCGCGAAGCACGGCTAGACTGCGCTGCGTCGGGCTCATCACCGCCATTGCACCTCGCCCCCGAGTGCCCGTACGCGTTCCTCCTCGATCCTGCGCGCGGTCTCGAGATCCGATCCCAGCCACAGCCAGGTCCACCAGCGCTGCAGGATCGAGATCAGTCTCACGGCTTGCCCCCCGCGTACAGGTCTGCCGCGACGACGCGCAGGTCGTTCTCCGGCAGAATCCCGTGCCGGACGTACCAGTCGAGCTGCTGGCACAGCGCGCGCAGCGCCTCGGCGTCGAGCTCCGCGCGCGTGTACTCGGTAAGCCGCCGGCCATCGTAGGCATCGTGACAGTCCGAGCACATCCACACGCCGCACCAGTCCACCGGCTTCACAGACATGCCGTAGAACCCGCGGCGAATGTGCGCGAGCACCGTAGTCTCGGGATTGCCGTTGCAAATGCCGCTCAAACGCAGCATGCATGGCTGACCGCGGGCGAGCTTGCGCAGGTTCATGCGGCCACCTGCTCGTTCGGATCCGGGATATACACGCCATGCTCGGCCATGCGCCGCTGGATGAAACCGATGAAGTCCATGAATTCGACCGTCGAGAGCTTTGAACTGCGCCGGACCGGCTTCACGCGCTTGCGGCCCAAGCCCTCGAGCACTTCCCAGCCGAAATGCTCACCCAGGAAGAACTCGTGCAGATCGTCGGCCGTCCAGCCGCGAAGCGCCTCGCCGCCTTCGCGCAGGATCGTCGGGTACACCACGCCCCACAGGTAAGCGTTCTGCTGGCATGAACGACGGCGGACGTGCTCCTCGATCTTCACCGACCATGCCTTCTCCAGCGGCAGCGCGCGCAGAAAGCCCGCGACAGCATCGATCAGCCGATCGCGCGACATGCCCTTGTGCAGCACGTACTGCTTCACGCCACATCCTCCCGCTTCCGCAAATCAGCCTCCGCGCAGCGCCGCGCCTCCTCCTCGTCGTCGAACGTGCCAAGCAGCACCGCGGGCTTCACCAGCCGCCACGCCTGAAATTTCGGCTTGCCGTGCACATAGCTCTTCGCGATCGTGTGTGTCGCCAGCGCCTGCGCAAACTCGTCAGGCTTTCCGTCCTTGCGCGCGACACGGAGCCAGCGGTTCACGTGTACGCGTCCTCCGGCAGGTAGTGGATCGGCCCGCTCGGGAATTGATCCACGTGGAACTGGCGCCATTCGCGATTGAACCAGCCGGTCACAGTCGGCCATGCACCCGTGCCATGACGTTGTTTCCGCACGGTGATGTTCATTCCCGAGATAACCGCGTGCGGATCGTCATCCTTGCGCCGCCGGACGAAGATCACGTTATCCGCGACGCCGCCGATTTCCTTCGCGCCAGCGATGTCGTTGAGGTCCGGTTCCTGATCTGGCTGCGACGGCTTTCTCGGATGCGCTACGAGGTGGATGTGGCACCCGGTCTCCTGAGCGATCGCGGCAAGAAGATTCGCGAAGTTGCGCTGCGCCTCGAAATCCTGCGAGTCAATGTCGAGCTTCATCAGGGAGTCGACCAGGAAGTGCGACACGCCCTCGTGCGCGAGCTTGCGCATCACCCCGGCGAGCGTCTTGTGCTTCGTGAGGCCCACCCGTGCCCACACGCGCAGCCGCTCGCCGTACGCATCGATGAACCACTGCATCTGGTGCGGGTTCGGCACCGGTCGTCCCGCAGCGGTCGCTGCGAGCCGCACGAGCACATGCTTCGGGTGTTCCTCGAGCGAGGCGACGAATACGCCCTGATCGCGCTGGAGCAGGTGGCAGACGAGCTGCCGCAGCAGCGTCGTCTTGCCGACGCCGGGATAGCCGGACCAGATCGTGAGCCCGCACGGATAGAGCCGGATCGACTTACCGTCCGGATCAAACGGCGTCGTGGCGTAATTCGCCATCTCGGCCTCGTACTCCGTGACGAGCTGCTTGCCGTCGAGCTGCGAGAGATCGAGCAGCACTTCCTCGGGCTCGACTTCGTACTCGGGTGCCGTTTGCGTGACGAGCATCTGGCCAATCCGGCGCGCCCGGAACGCATCCAGCTTCACGATGGCATCTAGCGTCTTATCCCCCATAGATCACCTCCAGCGCCGCCGCGAGGCGGCCAGCCGCCAGACACACCCGCGAAGCATCCTGCGCGCTGAGTGCCTTCCCCTCCGCGATGTCGGCCGCCGCAATCGCCACCACGCCAGCCTCGTGAGCGAGCGCCCGCAGCGCCTCACTCGGCGAGAGCACGCGAGAAACGGGCTTGGCGCGGTGATAGAGCGGCTGCGCGAACAGATCGCTGAGCGTGAGCCCCATCGCCTCGACGACATCGGAAGCGCCGCATCCTGCGAAGCAGTGCAGGAGGATCCGCCCGTCCTGCGCAAGCCGGATCGAGAGCGACGGCCCCCGATCCGCATGCGCCGGGCACCGCGCCATCCAGCGGTCGCGACCCGACTGATGGACGCGAGAGAGACGCGAGAGGAAGTCGGCTATATCCATCCGCCGTCGCCTCCCTTGGCCTTCGCATACTTGCCGGTCGCCTTGCAGGTGCGGATCCAGTTACGCCAAGTCGCTTCCCAGTCCCTGCGCGGCCTCGCGAATTCGTAGTCCCGAAACTTCGCGGCCTCAGCCTCGGCGTCGATGTCTGGGATTTCTCGACGGGCGAAATCGAGATCCGGCTGAAAATCCTCCGGCACCCGTCGCGAGCCGCGCTTAGCGCGGCGTTTCTCTGACTCTGTATCTGATCTGTTCTGAATCTGTATCTGTATCTGTTCTAGGGCGTTACTGTGACGTTCCTGTAACGTTACGTCGCCGTTAGCAAGCTGTTTTTGCCTTTCCCTCCAACGCCTTACTCGTTCCGCGCCATTGTGATCCGACTGGAACTGACGCTTGTTCCATGCGATCGGCTGCCATCGGTTGTCGATCAGGCCCACCTCCTCGAGTCGGCGCTTGATCTCATCCAGTTCCCGAAGCTGGACACCCAGCTTCACGGCGATACGGCGTTCCAGGAATGGCGCGTCAGAGTCCAGCGTTCCGTTCGCCTTGAGGCAGAGGATCGCGACGAAGTGCCAGCGATCCTCGAAAGCGAGCAGGCGCAGCTTCTCGTCGTCCACGGCGTCTGCGTACATCCGAAACCACCGCATTACCGCAATCCCTTCTCGTCCCGCTCAGCGTCGTACAGCCCCTCGTGCTGGAAGAATTCGGGCTTCACTGTGCGAATCCGGGCCATTTCCATTTACCGCGCGCCGTTGTTTCGGGCCGCTCTCTTCTCCTGCGCCCATGGAATGATCATCGCGTCTCTGAGCGCCGATAGCAGACAGTCTTGCGGCACACAAACAGAAACTGTCTGATACATGCCGTTGTCAGCGATAGATAACCGGAAGCCATCCGACTGGCTGCGCGCGAGATTCACCCAAACCTTGTGGTTTGCGCGCCATGCAGAGCGCAACGTTTGGAATGGAAGCAGCAGGCAACGCTGCGTCGGGACGACGGCGTAGGCGATGAAATCGCAGGCGAGATCCTGAGCAACCCAGCCCTTCTTCTCGCCGCGACCATCTGGGTAGTTGCCACGGAATACGGACCAGAACTCGAGTAACACGTCGCCGTAATCCTTGTACCGGACCTTCTCGTCAACCGAGTAAGTCTTACCGCTTGACAACGTGAGTACGCGGTCTATGCCGCCACGCTGCGCCCACCCATCCTGTCGCACGCTCACCATAGATTGCAGATCAGGGAACGCCGACCGATACACGTCCTGCCACCATGGCGCGTCTTCCTGCGCGTGACTCATGGCCAAGGACGTGCGGAACTCATGCGGCAATTTCGTTCCCCCAGCCAACCCAGCCCTCTCGCGTCCCGCGAGCGAACAACTCGATGCGGGGGAGATTTGGGTACATGCGCTCGATGAATTCGTAGAACGCAACAGGCTTGGCGCTGTGCGCCTCACGCGGCGATTCGTAAACGGAACGCGGGCGGGCGTCGGGCGCGGGCGCTGGCATGTCTCCGCGCGTCGCCACAAGCAGTAACTCGTGCTGCTGCCTGAAGTAATAGCCCATGCCGAGCTGCGACTTCACCCATACGGCGCTCGACCTGTATGTGAAGCCCCACGCCTCGACTACACGCAACGCCTCGGCGAGCTTCGGACTCGTCGCCCACAGGAACAGGATCGCGTTATCGGTGGCGATCTCTGCCACGGGTAGCGCGCAGATAGCCTCCAACTCCAT